CTTGAACAATGAAGTCTAGTATCCACCTGTACGCACGGCCGATCAAAACGCGGACACCGAAAGGAGCCAAGAAAAATAAGCTCCCTATAGTGCGAGTCCTATTGCGGTTTCTATCGCAAAAGGTAATTGATCTGCTTACGCCTCGAGTGGGCTGACGGATATTGTTCAAGGCCTTTTTAATAGCGGGTGTAGCTGAATGAACTTTTCTTCAGCTATGCTGAGGGGAAGTTGCCTGATCTAGGGATGCTCTTCGGAGGATCGTCATGTTAAATGGTGACCTGAAAAGCCTTCTCTCTTTATGGGAGAACCTAGCGAGCAACCGTCGCTATAGGCGCTTCGTCGAAACGGAAGATATTTTGACCGTTAAACGTCGCGTCGACAACGAGGGGTTGTCTTTTCTGACTATTGCTCTGCCTTCTTTAGGCAAAGCACTGGATACTTTTCATTCTACCAACGAGTGGGTATCGCCTGAATCCTTTAAAACGGACGAGGACGGTATCCCCATCTTTTTGGGAAAAGCTATCCGGCTAGCCATAGATGGCAACTCTGTAGCCGTGGATTGCATACGTCAGCTGACGTATGTTTTCTATAAGCTGGAGGTTAAGTATGACGAGGAGAGGATCAGTGAGTTTCTCGATCAGTTCGTCAGAACTGATCGTGATCTTGCTGATACTGATTTTGACTCTGTTGTTCCACTCACAAGCCCGGCTTTCGCCGAGCTTTCCGGTAAATCCGGGTGGAGTATCACAACTGGAGCCATAGTCAGTGAGATGCGGGGCCTGATTTCAAAGATCCTTAGGAATAAGGATCCTATGGAGATTAGGCCTTGCCATGGTAGCGGTGCAACCGCGTGCCATACTCCCAATCATGACAAGTGGCACAAACTTCGTTATTATGCGAAGCTTGACGCTGTCTTCGATTATTCCACGTACTTCTATTTCTCGCCGACTCATTTAGCCGACGACTTAGAAGTGCTGGAGAACTCCGAGTTACGCCAACCTGAGGCACGTGTATGTCTTGTGCCAAAGGACTCAAGAGGTCCAAGAGTTATCTCATGTGAGCCCGCTGAATTGATGTATATACAGCAGGGCCTCATGAGGTCGCTCTATGAGATAATTGAGAACCATCCACTCACCAGGGGTCGTGTTAATTTTTCCGACCAGGGCATAAATAGGGAACTAGCCTTTATCGCCAGTAAAACCGGGCGGCAGGCTACGTTAGACCTAAAAGATGCCTCAGACAGAGTCTCGCGTGAATTAGTCAAGCGGGTTTTCCCCGAAGACTGGTTCACGTGTCTCGATGCGTGTCGCAGCGAGAATACGATTTTGCCTGATGATAGAGTGGTTGAGCTAAACAAGTTTGCCCCTATGGGTAGTTCTTGTTGCTTTCCCGTCGAAGCGCTTGTCTTTTGGGCATGCGCGGTGGCTACATTACGTATTGTTCGGAGAATCAAGTACCTCAAACAGCTCGAGGATGGCGAGG